TAACTTATCGAATGCTTTGGAAAGAGATTGTGCCGCCCAGATTTCAACATCTGTACCTGTAATGCGCTTAATTTCTTTCATAACTTCTTTTTCGCGCTTGAGTAACATGTCTCTGGTGCGTTCGACGCGGTTCACGTCAACTCTAACGCCACGCATTGTCATATCAACAAGGCACGGTAGGAGATCGAGTTCTGTGTTAGCTATGCTCCAAAGGTCTTCTTTACTTAATAATGTAGAAAAGTAATTCCATAATTCTAAAGTAAGTATGGCATCGACTTCCGCGTATGGCCCAACATACATAGCGGGCATCTTCCACATCTCAGCTTTTGGATCGACGCCAAACTCTCGGGCAGCTTCAACCAACGCTTTCTCTGATTTGGTTTTACCTAAGTGTTCATAAGCCAACGCATTTAGACTGTAACTAAATCTGTTTTCATCAAGCAGGGAGGCTACGAGCATTGTATCAATGATCCGCCCGTTGACCGTGAACCCCATTTGTTTAATCCAACCCAGATCATATTGTGCGTTGTGCATGATCTTATCCGCAGGACACTCGAACACTTTCTTGAGCCAACGGTTTACAATCTTCTCATCTAAATTACCCCCACCAAAGTGACGGATGGGAATGTAACCAGACCAACCGTCTGTGGCTACTGCATAACCTACAACTTCCCCATCTCCTGTTGGCCATCCCGGACCATTCTTTTTTAAGTTCGGGTCGCGTGTTTCGACATCAATAGCGATTTTAGATGCGCTTGTAATGTCGGGTAACTCGAGGGGAGGCACCCATTCACTTTTTGGAGCGAACATTGCCATTTGTAAGTTTGCCATTATTTATTTCCTCAATAATTTTATTTACAGGTCGAGCGTCTCTTTCGATAAACTCTGCACCCAGAGCGGTGTATCCCGCCTTATCTATCCATGAATCCTCATGGTCTATTGTTTCGATCAGCCGACTGGTCTTAACCCAATCCATCATTAACGTAACATGTGACGGAGTTAAAAACCCGTGACTAATCATTGCACCACTAAGGATTATATTCCAACCATCTGCAATGCGAGCGTGGTTGTCGTAGGCATCCCCATAATCTTTGGCCCTGTCGCCATTAATTAAACCTTCAGCTTTTTGTAATAATTCAGAACGCTTCATTAATGTTCCACCTGATCAACGTTACCACAGTGGATCATTTCACCAGACTGCTCTTCATATTCAAACTTAATAGTTGGCTTTTTACCAACAGGCACGTCTTTATTTTTTTCACGTTTAGCCTGTTCATAAGCTTTCCAATCATCCCACGTCATCTTCATCTTTTTTCTCCTTTGAGTGATAAACTAATACAAAGCTTTCGCATTTCGGGCACGACAGGTTAGTGACTATTGTGTGGTCTTCACCAGTTGTGTCATCTAACATTTCACAATCTTCGTCGCCGCCCCAAATTAGTTCGGTATTACATTGCCAACAATTCATAGATCGTAGCTCCTAGTCGCGTCTTCCGGTTCAACAATATACAAATTCTGTCGGGTACGCGTTACCCCCACATAAAAAACTCTGTGCATATCATCAGGATTAATTCTCATATCGTTATCTGCCGCGGCACTTAAATCCGTGAACAGTACGACGTTATCCGCCTCTCCACCTTTTGACCCGTGGATCGTGGACGCTGTAATGCGGGGAATGCCATTAAACTTTTCGCCACGACGCAACAAAGCCGTGACATACGCTCTATCTATCTCAGGCATTTTATTCATCGCCTCTGACCATATCATGTCAGCGTTTGCAAGGAGACCGTGCCTACTAATCAAGACGTCCATAGTTACCATCTCTTGGTCATCTAAATCCCGAAGTTTTTTATAACCTCGTGTTATGCGATCTCCCGTAGACATGTAGCTGTAAATCTTACGCGCCACCTCTCCAGAGATTTCTTTACCTTTGCGCATCTGCTCCCAACCATTAACCGCATCAGATATTTTTTCGCTGATTGACCGGTGGCCGCGGTACATAAACAAATAACCGTTTGATTTCAAGTCGTTAGCGACTGGTTGGAGTTGATAGCCCGCTTGCGATAAAATTAGCCAAGAGCCTTGCGCCATGTCCAGAGAACTTATATGACTGATCCGCGCCACATTGCCTCGGTTGTTTTTTGGTTCATACTTTTTGGGAAACCTTCGGGTGATGCGGCGCACGACGTTCTCAGCAAGTTTGTGTACAGTCTCGGGTACACGGTATGATTGAGACAAAGTCTCAGACCCTCCCGGTAAGTTTATGAAGTGATCAACGTCAGCACCCGCCCATCTATAGATGGCTTGGTCGTCGTCTCCTGCACAGTACATACGCTTAGAGTTTTCATCTAGTATGTGAGCTATGTCCCACTGTAGAGGACTTAAATCTTGCGCTTCATCTAAGAAGCACAGGTCAAACTCAGGGCAGTATGTGTTCTTGCCAGATACAAACTGGTCTAGCATGTCAGTAAAGTCGTAGAGCCCCAACTTATCTTTATATTCTCGTAAGCATTTCTCGACATAATTTACTGTATTCCAGTCTTCTTCGATGTTGCTACAGTTATACTGGTCTCTCAAGTTAACTTTTCGTAAGCGGGATAAGTTAATTAATCCTAAAATAGGATCGTTACTGGAAACCATAGAGGGCACGTCATCATCAAAGTTAGTGTTCTTTGAGCCACCCAGAGAGATGCCGATCTTTTTACTTAATTCTCTGTAGTTAGCTTCTTGCATTACTTGCTCGGGACGAATGTCTGTCATTGTTAGTGCGAGTGAATGCAGGGTGCGGAAGTGAACCAAGTCTTTCTTTGCGTCTAACCCGAAGCGAGCCGAAGCTCGCTCTTTAGCTTCGTTTGCCGCTTTGCGTGTAAACGCTAGAAAAGAAATACGATGCGGATGGGTACCGGCCTCTAACGCCTCGTCTACCATGTTTAGTAGCGTGGTTGTCTTACCAGTGCCGGGTGGCCCAAAAATTCTAAACATCTCTAGTCTTTTCGCGCTTATATATCTGTTGAACCCGTTGTTTTGATATTCCAAACCATTTGGCTACGGCTGTCATAGTAACACGTTGCTCATCGATGAGGCGTACAATCTCTGCATTGCGGTCGGTTTTAATTACATTTGGCATTAGAACGGAGCCTCTTGTTGTGATCCAAACTCAGGAGGATCAATGTCGATGTCCATGTTGTCAAACGACGGTATCTGCCAGACGCGTACAGCACGTCCTTTGATCTTCATAACAAGGCTACTTCCGTTAATGTCTCGCAAGCGTTGAGCAATGCGATGCGATTTATATTCGAAGAACTTATTCTTTTTCAGGAAGTTTTCAAAGTCTTTTAGGCGGAAATATGTAATATTGACCTCTTCATCAGTCCAAGGTTTACGAAGTAAGATTTCTTCTTTATCTTGCGCAACCTGTAAATGACGACAGAACTCTTCTAAGTAATCGTAGAACTGACCACTTATACTAGCGTCTTGTGCTACTTCAATGATTGCGCTTTCGTTATCTTTCATCTCATTCAGCAATGTGCTGATACGGCTTTCCCATTGTTGCTTGGCTACACTTCTAGGCATGAAGTTAAGTTGCTCCATACAAGCTTTCTGAAATGTCATCTGGTTCATTAGTGCGTCAGTGTCCATTTCTAATGGTTCACCGTTTACATCCATAAACCAAACGGGTGGGGTAGAGTTATATTTTCTGAGATTTGCTATGGTAGCACCGGCTACCGCGGCACCTATGCCGAACTTACGTGTCCGACATAGGTCTTTATTACAGTGCGAATTGATCGGGGCGTCTGAACATTTGTACGCGTAATCTTTCCGCTCAACTTGTTTGGCTACAACATTTACCTCCGAGAGTGGCAGTGGCGGAGATATGTACTCCATGTTGAAGCGTAGTATCTCTGATTCCCAACTGTCTGGGTACGCCTTTCGTAAGTAAACGCCGATGTTGAATAGACCATTGTTTCGTCCTCCTTCACTAATACGAGCTTTACACAGTATCTGTAGGCAGGGCGGACCATCCTTGAGTAGGTCGGTTTCTCCGCCACCTACTACTTGAAGCTTAACAATTTGTTCAGGAGTTTGTACATGCTTTTCGTACAGTTCAATAAATTCTTCCAGAGTTGCGGACGTGCCGTCATCTAAGAAGGCGTAACGTAAACCGTTCTCGTGGTCATAATAAGGTAGATTTAAAAAGTTACCAACGTCCCCGCGGTCGAGGTGTAACCTGATCTGTTTTGGAAATATTTCGCTTTCGCCATATCCGAGAGCCGCGGCTATTGATTGCAGAGCCTTCTGCATATCCTTGGCTTCTGTCCACTCATTTGCAAACAAGAAGCAGTGCGCTCCACCGGATTTAGACCGGCAAACTACCATAGGTATATCTAACCGTCGTATTTTATCTACCAGTAATTTGTGATCTAACGGGTACTGATCAATATCAATACAGCCCCATTTACAACAATTATCTTCATTAATAGGAATGATGCCTAAACCTGCACCCGCCCCAGAGAGATGGTTATCCCAAAGTTTTTCAGTACGCGGTTCTCTTAATATGCCCGCTTTACCTTTGGCTTTACCATTTGCACCTGTATTTTCAATTCTAAAGTAGCCGTAGGCTTCTTTTAAACCATCAAAGATGGCCATAAACTTTTCTGCTGACATTATTTACCCCACTCGAAAGAAAGCGGCGGGACATTATTACCCCGCCGCATACATTAATTAAAACGGTATGTCGTTATCGTTTTTAGTTGATGCTTCTTCGTCTGAGTGTTTTACAACAACATCCCCTGCGGTGATGCTTGATGCAAATTCTTTTGCCCGTGTATACATGTGAGCGTCTGCTACCGGACCCTCTACTGACATTTCCCATCCATGCCATGATCCTTTGGAGTTCTCTTCCCCAATAGTCTTCAGGTCATAGATGTACGCAAAACGTGGTGGCGTAAAAGGCCCGTTTGCTCCCATCATAGAACGTGATGCCATAATGCTATTCCATTTACGTGACTTTTTAAGTTGCGTAGACTTCATTGCAATCAAAGCGGTTTCCATTGAACCGTCTTCCGCAAGTAAGATCACGAAATGCTGATGCGTTTCCTCGATGTATTCACCAGAACCGTCGGCCACGTAATCTTTGTTGTCGTCCTTAGAACGTTCAACTTTTGGACGAGCGTCGTTTGGCTCGTAGATCGCGGTAGGCGCACCGCTTCCAACGCCCCGTGGAGCCCATTGGATGAACCTACGTTGATATGCGCATGGA